TAGATATTATTGATGGTGGCATTTATTTTTAAGCGTCTACATTTACTGTTTTAACTATATCTCTTGTTCCTACTGTTTCCACGTCGGTATATGTTATATCATACGTACTTAGAACAACCATGCTCCCGCATAACATTCTTCCATATCCAATCGGGACAGGACTTCCCTCGTTTATAACGTTTACTGGACCTTGGAATAGATATGAATTTGCTAGCTGGTCTGGCTCGAGGGAAATTTGTTCGGATGGGGGTCTACCTGGAGGATCCGATAATAGATTGGAAATTCCTGCCGTGATTAAACTCAACATCGCCATGGCCGACATCGTACTTGTAGCAAACCCAAGGCCTATAATTCCAAGGCCTATTCCAAGCCAATCTATCCAGCCATCGTCTGCCCCTTCAAGCACTGGCACTATCTCTATCGAAGATAGGTCTTCTCTTTTCAGATTCAATTCACTCGTTTCTAGGTTTCCCTCGAAGGGGATCTCCTTTTCGTTAACGAATACCTTATATCTTCCGTGAAGACTTTTGGGACTAAGGAAATATTCTCTCAGCCTGTTTTCTGACAATGTGTTAATGGCATGCATGGCCTCTGGAAAGCTAGATACAGACACTTCCCATTTATTTTTGCCTACTGCTTCGGCTAGGTTTCCGTGAAAATTAATTTTTACTAAAGATTCATTCATGATTTATGTATATAAAATTTGTCTTCTTTTAGGAAATACATCACTAGGGGTAACCCGTGAGCTTTACTAACTGCTTTGTCTAGGTCTGAAAAATCACTATTTTCGTTTGGGTGTGAGTGATAATATCCTATTATCTTTCCTTTTCTTGACGCATCTAGGTAAGACTTAGCGTCTATTTCGAAATTATTTCTTTTGTTAATTGAAACATTTTTACACCTGTGTGAGTCACATAATTCTTTTTCATTTACTAAAATAATCCCACAACACTCATCGGGATATTCGTCCGCGGAATGTTGTTTTATATTTTTTTTTATTTTTTTAGTCAATGTCATTGTGCGTTTTTCTCATTTAGCGATGGGAAACCGCCGAATCTGAGATATCCATCTGCAAATTTAGCTTTACTTGTCGGCCAAGAAGCTCCACCAGAGGTTCCCCATCTAAGTTTACACCCCTCAACGCTTTTTGAGCACCTATCCATTTCCCAATATTTGGAGTCTGGGGGCATTGCTCCTGCTGGTGTGTGGTATGCGTTTGTCCCACCAACACTTGCGTCCTCCCCGCCCTTTGATACAAAATAGTATTTTATGCCATCTTTTTTTAGATAAACCACTGCTCCCCTAGCATATGTGGATGTTTTATTGTATTCCGTCGGGGTGTTTGAGGTGGAGTACCCGCTTAGGTTTGTACTCCCTCTAGTTATGTCTCCTACTTTTTCGGTCATAGGTACGTCGTCGTCTGTAGCTATAGCTGGAGCTTTATCTGGCATTCTCGGTTGAGCGTCATCACTAAAAGTTTCTTTTTGTTCAGCTATTTCTGGACTCGTGGTTGCTTTGTATTCATAACAGCAGCCTTCTCCTCTATATACGAAAGGACATCTGGACGCTAGGCAAAGTCTGCCTGGGAGTAGGTAGTTTTCTATATCCAAAACTGAAGAAAGCTCAAATTGAATTGTGGTTCTATCTTCCATGGTTTTTCTTTGGACATAGTAGACCTCTCTTGTTAGTTCTGGTGGTCTCTTGGTATCGGAATTCCATAGGTGTGCGCTGTCTATATTTGGAAAACTATTGGTCTTATGTAGATACTTAAAAAGAGTTTTGATTCTGGTGACCTTTGCATCTATTAGATTGTTGAGATTCAATATGGCCGTTTTGAGGTTATGAAAAGCTCCCACGCTTGGATGTTCGATTGATGCTTCGTTTATGGCGTTTACCGAAGAAAGGGTTAAAAGAGGTCGGGGTATATCCCCCTGCGCGCTTATCTCAAACCCCTCAGTCATAATAGGCAGGGAGTAGTATACGTTCGGGGCGGGAGTGTTTGCTCCGAAAACTATAGAAACCCCCCTGAACACCTGCATGTTATGAAACCTTAAAATGCTTGGGGTCATGGAAAAGTTGATATCTAAACTAAAGTTTTGAAGGATATCGGTACAGTCTATTTCGTATAGTTCGACTATCGAGTTCGGTTCAAGTAAGGAGATCTCTTTGCTAATTTTTGAAAAGTTATCTTTAGCATTAGCGATCGTTTGCGGGTCATTTGTATAATCTGCCATGTCTACATTATTATGGTATTTCTAAAAAGGTAACAGATATAGTGTAATTGTCATCAAAAGTTTGATTTGTAGCCCAATCTTTGCAAACAAATTTTTTCATTACTCCGAAGGGGGGAGGAGTCATAAACCAAAAACCCCTGTATCCCTCCTTATCTGTAAGGAAGTGAACTATCGCTGCGGTTTCTGTCGCCGACCTAGCTTCAAACTTAGACTCTACAGATATAAGGTTATTATTAATCCCCTCTTTTAATCTTTGTTCGTAGCCGCCCCCAAATTTGATAGAAACTACGGAGGGTTGTTGTCTGGCGTTGACGGAGTATGAGGGCGTCCATATAAAATTCGCCTCTTCGCCATTATTGGTTGTGGTGGTTCCGCCCCAATACGTAGACCCAACACTGGGCTCCTTTTTATCCTCGTGATATTGAATACAGTAATAGAATTTAGCGTTGTGGACTACAATATCATTTACTGAATAGGTTGTATTCCCGCTGTCGTCCCAGCCGTTTATGTTATAAATAGAAGCCATATACCTTTTACCTGTATCTATTTACACTAAAATAGTGTAAATTATTATAGATTTTTTGGGGTATAAGGTAAAATGATAAGTTATTCATATAAGGATGTAAAGATACAGATAAATGGGCAGGAGCTCTATTGCTCAGATATGGATATAGGCTATGGAACCGAAATAACGAGCCCATATAATATCAAAACAATTTATTCTCATGAATATAATCCCTCCGCCGCGCCCGTTGGAAGTGTTTCTTTTAATTATTACTTAACAGGCGTAGATCCTCTCGTAAATAATGTAAATAATCATACATTACCCATCAAGTTTTTTCTGGGGGGATACACTTTTAACTCTGGATATTTAACGAGTTATAAGTTGGATATATCGCCCAATTCGTATTTAAGAATAGGTGCCAGCCTTGCTTTTTTTGAAAAGATAGAAAACAATTTTGAACCAAGCTCTTCTTCTCTGGAACAAACGGACTTTTTAAGAGCGGGGGATATTAGGCTATCAAATAACGCATATATTTCTGAGGACGAAGTCATCAGCTTGGGATATAATTATAATGCTAGAGTAGATCCAGTCTATGTAGTAGATTATACGCCGAATCACAAAAACAAAATAGTTCATAGAGTAAGCTTTGGCCCCAAAAAGATAGACAGCTTTGCCTCAATAACAAAGCACGATTTAGAACTTCCCGTTACTGGGGCAGCAGAGCAGTTTAAAATTAAATTAAATGATAAAAACCAAACAGAAAAACAATCTTACGTTATCAACGGAAGACTAATCTCAAAAAAGGCTAGGGTTAACGCTGGGTCGAGAATACATAATGAAGTTAATATAGCTCAAGCAAACTTGGGGACTGTAGACGCGGAGAAAATGACCATTACAAATATTTGGCCCGTTAGCGGAAATAGATATTATCCCCCCGCAACTGGCGCTGTTCCCTCTACGGTGGGAATAACTGGAACTAATTTTGTAGAAGTTGACTCTGTCTACTTGGGCGATTTTAAAATGAAGATATCTGGTGATTATAGCCCCACCGCTTTAACTGGAATAATCCCTAAGTCTGCCCCAGAAAACTATTGGGCACCCATAAGGATATATGGGCGCGGCAATGAGGCCATATCAAATACTGGATTTTTGGTTGTTAGCGGGGCTTCTTTGTAGGATCATAAGCCTTTAGCCTTTCGATTATTTCAAAAGACTTAAGTTTCGGTATTTTGTCCAATGAGGTTAAATCTTTGGCTTTTGGAAAACCTTCTGCAATCAGTTTCGCTTTAATTTGTTCAAAGGATATACCCTTTTCCGACATCAGGTCTGAAAGCATAGATTTGGGATCGATCGCTTTATTTTTGGGCGCCTCCTTGAGGAGCTTACTCTCCCCAAGCTCTTCTTGGGAGACGATGTTAATTTTAAGAAAGTTACGGACACAGCGCACGAAGGCCCTGTTTTCAGCAATGGGACCCAGAAAAAACTTGGCGAAACTTTTTGTGTTGTGAGGTGAAGCATCCCCCACTGAAGAAAACGTAACCTCTCTCCCTTCCGTTTCGTAATTCGGAATCCAAGTAATAGAGCAGGTTACAACAACATAATCTGGAGACGGAGAAGATACATCGTATCGTACGTCTGTGTATCCCCTAATTTGGGCTAGTTCTTTGATACCAGCCAAAAGGATAATTAGCTCAGAGTCTTTTAGCAGGGAAACATCTGTTTCTGATGTTCTGTCCTTGTTCGGAACAAGGAATTCCTGTTTAATCATTTTTCGCCAATCGATAGATCCGTCTTCAGAGTACGTATATTCTATGTCAAGCAATCCGTCCTTATCTCTTTTAGCTCTTTTCATATCTCTATGGTATTATAATACCAAAAACTGATCAAGCTTTTTCTAGTAAGGTCATGTGCGATAGGTTTTCCCAAAACTTGGGGTGATCTACTATCGTTACGGGGGTATTCGAATCCAAATTAGGTAGTGGTACATTGTTTAAGGATCTGAGCGGAAATCCGTATATACTTCCCTGTATTATATAAAGAGTGGTGGATTTGAAAAAGATATTACTTAGATTTTTATGTTTTATGAGCTTCTCAACCTCCGCCCTGCTTGACTTGGGGTACTTCTGGATCGCCCCGAAGTCTAGGTAATCTAATTTAATTTCATTAAAATCTTTATCATCTAGCATTGTCATGAGTTGGAACTTGCATCCCGCCTCAATCAGCTTTGTAAAATATTCGGGGTTTGTCTCTTTTGAAACTAGATAAACAAATTCTTTTATATTTTTTTTGTTTTCTGATAGGAGACTTATTTCAATTTCTTTATCTGTGATGATGGAGCATTGAGATATTTGAAGTTGATTCTTGAGAACCTCTTCGTTAAATTCTAAGTCCATTCTAATTATGAGTGAGTCGACCCCTAGTTCTCCCACGTTTGTTACAAACTCATATGGCACTAGATGTACCCTTCTGTCTTGATAGAGGTTGCCAGTATATATGGTTTTGAACGGATAGGGGTTAAAGATATCTAAAAGCTTAAAGATGTTTTCTGATATGTCCTCAGGGCTGATTTGATTGATAGTATTATCGTCGCTTAAATAGTTATAAGATGGCTTCTTCTTAGCCTTCCTTTTTGCGTTTATGCAGCACACATCCCTTCTATCGCTCCAGTATGGGCCACAATTTTTATCAGGCATAATGGAGTACAGGGAGACTATTTTTTTATTTTCCCCAGACGCAAAGTGGGTACAGCAACTGTCTGCCCCAACATGCATTTCAGCGTTCCCAACAAGGTATGATAGTTGGTTGAACGACGTTCTCCCTCTTAGGTCTACGCACCCGTTAATTATAGGTTCGTTCGGCAGTCCAAGTTGGACTATCCTTATTCCATTCTCTTGTAGCGGTCTAAAAATTATGTCTATAACGTCCTGCCAGTATTTATAATTTTTTGCTGGACCCTTGCTAAATGGTTGAAGTGTTATGTATTTTTCGTCAAAGGGAAGGGGGAAAAACTTTTTGTATATCCAAGGCTTCCCTATCTTAAGACCTGTGCTTAAAGAATATGATTCAAGTAGATGCATTTACCACTCTAAAAGTTTAATTGTTAATTTATAAATAACCAACGATAAAATATAGCAAATTGGCAATAAAATCAAATTATGCATAAAAAAACAGATGCCAAGTGTTAACCAAAACCCCAAGCACATTTGGCATGTAATAAGCCTAGTAAAGAAGCTATCGTGGTTCATTTGTAAATAAGTTATCCAGTCAAGCATGGGGTCTTTTTTTTGTTTCTCTTTAAAGTCATCTATATAGAAAAACTTTGTACCCCCAAAAAGAATAGCATATTCTATAAACGCCTCACTATGGAACCATACTAACAATACTGTAGCTGCGACTGTCGATATTAAAATTACATCCATAATTTCACTAGGCTTATTTCGAATTCACGAGACAGGTTAACCGAACTCATGTCTTTATCATAATCATTTTTATATACTATTTTTTTTATCCCATAAGAGGCAATCATTTTAAGACAGTCGTTACACGGGATATGTGTGCAAGCAAGCAGCCTGCACTCGTTTGGGCTAATATACCTAAGCGCATTTACCTCTGCGTGTACAACCCTGCTCCTTCTTTCGTCCCTGTCCGACCAGTGTATATCTATGTTTGGTGGTGCGCCATTGTATCCCAAAGAAGCTACAGAGTTATCATGTCGAAGAAGACAAGCCCCGACTTTTACGTACGGGTCTTCGCTTCTTTCCGAGGCGACAAGTGCTAGCTTAAGGGCGTATTCGTCCCAGTCGATTCTTCTTGCTGGTATTGTTGCGTCCACGCTTCTAGTCTGGGTTCACTGACTGCCCGCTCCTGCTCGTTAGGGGCTAGATTATATACCGTTTCTGGTCGTCCAGTTTTGGCGGTCTGTTGGGTAGACACTTTGCTAACCTCACCCGTCCTAACGGCTTCCCTTACCCTTCTGCGTAAAAGCGAATCACAAGCAGAGTTTTCAGAAACTAACTGTCTGAAAGTGAATTTTCCATTTGGCCACCTAACTGTGGATTTGGGTCGGCCCCTCTTAGGCTTTTCTTTTGTATCCATATTGAGAGTTTATCACTACCCCCAGTATAAGTCAAAAACTTTTTTCTTGATTTTAGAAGGGATAAGAAGCATAATTCAATTAATGACTGTATTCGATGCAGAGATTGAATTATATAAATGGTTTAGCGAGCATCATAGCTTCGAAATTAACAGGGATTTCCCTAAAATAGTTCTAGTTTCGGATACCCCAGAGGACGATAGGGCTGCATTTTTGTCTGCACTCAAAGACTATGAGTCTAGTTCTTTAGTTTCCGTTTCTGTTTGGGATGATAAAAAATATTGGATTTTAAAGAGACCCTTCGAAAGCATACCTCAAAATGTTTCTGTAGGCTCTGGGGTTGCGATGGGTATGTCTAACATTATTAATAACTTTTGTGAAATGACTGGGGATGATGCGGACAGGTGTGATCCCAAAGATATAACAGAAAAGGACATTACAAATTTACTAGCAATTTGTAACTTAGCCTTGTCGGAACACGAAAAAGAAAATAAAGATTTTTTATAAAAAAAGGTACGAATCCTTTTTAAGCTCGCAGGGAGGAATCTGTGGAGTTTTCCGTTAGTGAGACTAGGGAGCACCCCGAAAGGCTATACGCCAGTCAGGACTTTGGTAGGAGTCCACAGCTAAGGGAATGAACTATCATGAGGAGTCATGCCCTCATATAAAAAACTGATAGGTAATACCTGTCGGAGTTGACCCGCCGTGTAGCCAAGAGCTAGGGTTAGTCGTTGTAATGGGTTTTTAAGCATAGTTTCCCAACCTATAAAAAGGTAGACGGCTTTGGATTATTCCAAATGCATGTGTGCGCTGAATGCCCCATCAGATTAATAACAGGGTCCAAGAAAAGCATGTCGCATGCCACCAGCCCCGTTTTTACGGGGTTATTGTACCCCTTTCCAGAAAAGCATAGTATCATGCCGAAAACGAATTCGGTTAAAAACTTGCATATCCTCTGGATTAGGAGTAATATTCAATGATGTCTAAACATATGGTTATAGGACTTAGTGGATATGCTGGCGTGGGTAAAGACTTATTCTGCCAGAAACTCTCAGAAAAAATAGATATCAAAAGACACGCGTTAGCAGACGCACTTAAATCTGACCTTAGAAAAAAAATTCTAAGAGACCACGGGATAGACATAACGAACTGTACAAGGAAAGAGAAGGATGTCGTCAGGCCCTTCTTGGTTAATTACGGAAAAGCTAGGCGAGCGGAATCTTTAGGGCGACATTATATTGAAAGGCTGAATGGGGAAATTCTTCCCCTGAAGCAGAATGTTTGTATTACAGACATAAGGTATAATTTTTTTGAAAAAGATGAAGTTCACTGGTTAAAACACGAACTAAACGGGTGCTTGGTTTACATATCTCAGTATGTAGTTGATCACAATGAGGGTGCCAGAATATATAAAAAGGCCCCAAATGAAGAAGAGAAAGAGCATACTGAATATGTTGAAAAAGCTGCAGATTACACTGTAGACTGGGAGTACGTTAGCGACAAGAGCGCTTTAGATATCCACGTAGATAAATTTATACGATGGTTATCCAAATGGAAACAGACTACAGCTTAATAAAAAAAATAAAAAAACAGAATTGCAGCGATAGTTTTTCAGAACTTCTTCGTCGGCACTGTAAGTTATATTATTCTATTTGTAATAAGTACGTAACCGCCTCTAAGCACGAAGATATACACTCGGACATACATTACGTTTTTTTTAAATCGTTAAACAGCTTTAACAAAGATAAAAAAACTAAATTTTCTACTTGGCTGGGCAACTGTACTAGGTATTACTGCTTGAACTACACGAAAGCAGAAAGCAAATATGTTGATTCGAACGACGAGGAAACAACCCATCTTCTTTTTACTGCAAAATCAATGGAGAATTACGACAACGAAAAGCTTAGGGTGGATATAGATCACATTTTTACAGTCCTAGAAGATCAACCCGATAAAAGAATACCCAAAATATTTAAAATGAGATATCTTCATTCATCGAAAAAGCGCCCGACGTGGAAAACAATAGGAGAAAGGTTTAACCTAACATCCCAAACCATAATTAACCTCCACAGCAAGGGCAGAGAAATAATTAAAAAAAGCTTAAATGACAAAAAATCTATTTGACTAAATGCTGGTGCTGGCATATAGTTACATTAACTAACGAACTATTAGTTAACTATTATATCATGAGCGAAGATAAAAAAGAAAATACATGGGAGCAACGAGAAATCGGAGCTATGTGGAAACGCGACGGAGTAAATCAAAAATACTTGGTCGGTCGACTAAAAACTGAGAAGATCCCGCAGGGCGCTGAAGAGCTTAATGTGGTGGTATTCTCCAACAAGAACAAATCGAAAGAGACTCACCCAGACTTCAGGGTATATATCTCGAAAAGTAAGGAGGAGCGCGAGCAGGAATCTACCCAGCAAGCGTCCGCCCAAGAACAGAAGGTGAGTGAAGAAGAGCTTGTTTAATGAAGCTATCTTTTAACTGCCCAATCAACTCCGTCTCCTTTGGACAAGTCTCTACGGCTATCCTGCGGGAGGCTTACAAAAAGGGTTACGATTCTCTAATCCTCCCGATAGGGGACGCGGTTGATTTGGGTTGCCAAAAGCACGACGAGGCTTTTACTAAATATCTGCGCTCAGGTGTAGACAAATTCCTTGAGGAGCACGATCTTAAAACACCAACCTTCAGGCTGTGGCATCTAAACGGTTCACTCCACTCATATTCAGATAATGAAGTTTTACTTTCATTTTATGAATTAGATTCTCCAACCAAAGCGGAACTTAATGTAGTCAAAAATGTAAGAACGGCATTTTCTTCAAAGCACACCGTAGAAGTATTTAAGGAGTATGGCGCTGAGTGCGAGCATATACCACTAGGATTTGACTCTCACAATTTTTATAAAAAAGATAAAGAGTACCATACGGACGATAGAATAACCTTCAATATTGGCGGCAAGCTCGAAAAGCGTAAGCACCACATGAAGATGATTAAGGCTTGGATCAAAAAGTATGGAAACGACAAGAGATACGCACTTCAG